GCTGTTACGTTCCTTTAACAGCTTTAACGCCGCCCGACTGTGTGTCGGCGGACTTACGCATCACCAATCCACCGATGATGCGACTCTCGAAGTCTAAGCAGTATACTGTACGTATGTGTGCAACTAGCACCTCTACACTACAGTAAGATCTCGCCTTTTCCTGTCCAATAATCTTGGCCAGCTTCTTGTGAGATCGCTTAGACCTGAGAAGACCCTCACGTGAGTTACGGATCAACCTTTTGATTGTCCGGCGACTACGTGACGGGTAGTGTGATTCGCTTGCCAGCTTGAGGGCAGATTCCTTCTTAAGCGGCCCGTTCATTCGAGCTGCAAATAGTTGGAAATCCTTGCCCTTTGGTACATAAGGTTTTGCCGGTGTCCCGCATAAATTCTTGTCTAGATTATATGCAGCAGTTAGCCAAACAGTGGCCTCATCTCTATCAATTGACAGACCTTTCGGTCTATCCCTTGTGAACTCGATGCCCCTTGTTACGCCAACTGAAGGGTCTGTGAATAGGTTTGTCTTTCCACCGAATGCTCGCAAGAGCGATTCGACAGTATTCATACCTTTCCCGTTCCCACCCAGCCTTACCCTACCTGGCTTGCGTGTGCGTGGTCCTAACTCAGACAAAGTTAGGATGGCAGCCTCATCGAACCTCCCCTTACCGGGTCTTTCCTTAAGACTGTCAGCGACAGCGAGCTTGTTTGAAGTCTTCCTATTGCGTAGTTTCGCCGCGGTGATACCGGCTAGACTACTTCCCTCGACAGATTCCCATACATATGGTGTATCTGTCGGTGCAATAAGCTTTTCGCAAAACACTCCTCTGTGCCCTATGAATGCCTTGGACTTATTAATTTCTAGTCCCAGGCGATCTAGGTTGTCCTCGTATTGCCGGATCATTTTAATGGTCCACGCTCCTACGAGGTCATCCCCACAGATGGAGTAAGATTTCTTATTCGCTCCTGCCTCCCACGCGGCGAAGCTGTTTAGAAGTGACAGCACTATCCAGGATGGTCCCAGCCCCATGTGTATTCCACATGTGGTTGTAACCTCACCGGATGGCGTATCGATTAGTTTTGGCCCAAGTAACTTGGTAACAGTAGCCTCGTCCTCAGGATTGAGTTGACGCGCTACGCACCTTCCTACGACCTGTGCCAATTCGTGATCGATATGGTCAGTCGCGGCTGAGAGGTCTGCCGAATAGA